CGGGGAAGTCCCCACTCTACGCGTGAAGCGAGAGCCAAAACCGGGTGCGTTGCACACCCGGAGACCGTGTCACCTTATTCTACGGTAAGGCGACCCACTGATGGTACCACCCTTCAATCTCGCCGCGAGGCGTGATCTCAGGCGGAGTCCCAAACAGTGCGCTAGCAAAAGCAACACTAGGTGCCCATTTATTCAAGTCAATCCTGACCGGACGAGGCAAGAGCGTTTTAATGCTCCTACACCAATCCTCAGTCTTCGTTTCCCACAATGCTGTGTGATCCGAGTGGATAACTGAATCACCTAGGTGGACAGGCCCATAAAGCCTATCTATCTTGGGAATCCTGCTCACGCAGAACTCCCAAGCGTCACGAACGACCCTCCAACGTTCCGGGCATAACCCGTGTGCATCAAAGCACGAACGTCTCAGGCCGTTTGCAATCCCGATCCAGTCTTTTGGACTGGACGGCATCGACTCCACAAAGTGCCCCCGTACGGGGGCGCCGAGAAAGTAGTCGCCGCCACAGGACTCTCGAAAGGGTCCTGTGGAGTAACTTTTCGCGTCATTTATGCGGAAACCGAAGAACCGAAATGCAGACGTGACATCTCCGAAAATCTCTGACGGACAAATACAGTCGTCTCCATATTGCAGGAGACGTTTCTGTGCCGTCAGGTCGAGGGGATTGAAACCAGCTGCCGCAGCAATCACGCGAGTGATCGCCGCGAAAATCATAGTTTCGAGTTCAAAGGTAAACCCATTTCCCATCGAGGAGAACTTCTCTAATCGCACCCAAGCCCCGTTTACCAGGGTCATCGGGCTACGAAGCATGTCGAGCAACTCGAACCACTTTCGTGGCAGGAGCAACTTAACCACCTCATAAGCAACTAGATCGCTAGCGTCGCTCAGATCGATCGTGGCGATGGTACCGTCACGGGAACCCTGCATTGCTGCAGCCCTGTGATCTTTTTTGGCACCATGCCTCAAATCGAGCTTCCACCAACGCAGCAGGCGAGCCTTTAACAGCTTACCCACCGGCAGTTGATA